AACCGCGAGACGAACAAGCCCAGCAAGTACGACAGTATTCGCTCCGCTGGAGAAGAAGAACGCCTTTCAAAACGTAAATCTGAAGGTGCGAAGCAAGCGGCTATGGGTGCAGCTATGGCTCCTGCGGGTGTTGCGTTATCAGTCCTTGCGGGGAGCAGCCGTGATGGCGCTAATAAAGGCCCAATAGGCGCTGGAGCAGATTATCTTGCAGGAGCGCCGTCCCGCGTAATAGAAGCGGTAAAAGGGGCAGGTAAATTTATTGGTAGTGGGGTTAACCAGTATCGCAAGGCTAAATCAGAAGAAGCTGATTTGGATCGTGAACTTGAAAGCCAAACAAAACGGGAATCCCGTGGTATGAAAAAAGGCGGTAAAGTATCCAGTGCGTCCAGCCGTGCAGACGGTATAGCCCAACGCGGAAAAACTAAAGGTAGGATGTGCTGATATGAAAGCGTTACTATCAAACGGAAGTACCCGAGAGGTTGGCGTTGGTGGCCCGACAATGGGGTTGGGTATGTGTGCATTGACGTTTAGCTCAGATGATTTGCGTAAACTGTTAGCAATGGGGGACGCAGAACTTCGGGATTACCTTTCCATACTAAGTACAAGATTTGTTGCGCAGAAAGTGCTGACATGACTGACGCAATACAAACTGCCCGTGAACTAGCTACCCATGCCTCGGACATTGCACACTTGCAATCAGACATGGATAAGATGGCTGCGGACATAGATGAGATTAAGAAAATGTTAACCAGCATTAACGCCACGTTGGCTGAAGCCAAAGGCGGTTGGAGAGTGCTGATTGGTATCGCAGGCGCTGGTGGTGTTCTTGGCGCAACGTTGACTCATTTTGCAAACTGGTGGAGCAAATAGTGCCCTCAACCAGTAAGAAACAGCATAAATTCATGGAAGCGGTGGCTCATAATCCATCGTTTGCCAAGAAGGTAGGCGTTCCACAGTCCGTGGGGCAAGATTTTTCAACTGCGGACAAGGGCCGCAAATTCTCTAAAGGTGGTGATACTATGGCTAAGATGAACGCAGGCATGATGGCAATGATGGCTAAGAAAAAAGACGGTATGCACAAGATGCCAGACGGTAAGATGATGAAGAACTCTGCTATGAACATGGGCGGTATGACCAAAATGGCCGGTGGCGGTATGCCAATGGTTATGAAAGACGGGAAAAAAATTCCAGCTTTTGCTGCTGACGGCAAGGGCGCAATGAAACATGGTGGCAACGTCAAGAAAATGATGGGTGGCGGCATGGCTAAAGGCGGTTCAGCCTCTTCTCGCGCCGACGGTATTGCTATAAAAGGCAAGACCGTAGGCAAAATGCTTAAAAAAGGCGGAATGGCCTGCTAAGGATTAAATCATGGCTATAACTAAACAAGGTTACGAAAGTGACGATTCAATAGAAGAGCAAATCCGTGCTGCCGCTGAAGAGCGCTCAGAGGGAAAAATGGCTCCAATAATTGATGTTGATGAGGAAACTCCTGTCAAGATGCCAATGCGCCCCGGACAAAAATTTTCTGGTAGAAAAACGCCTATAGTTACCAAAGAACAATTTCAGGCCTTTAAAACAAAATATGGCGCTGACAAAGATTTAACAGATTACATGAATGCCCAGCAAGGTTTGACCCGTCGCAGGGACTCTAGCGGGCCGTCTCGTTCGGATTACAGCAACGAAGGTGAAGGCGACTCCAAATACCGCAAGCAAACTATGACACCGGAAAGCCAAGCGTTGGAAAGGATATACCCTGAGCAGTATCTTGCAATGCCCGGTATTAAAGGCATTGCTGCCGCTGCTAAATCATTAGCTGAACGTGTCACTACTAAGGGTGCTAAAGAAGTTGCAAAACGAATAGAGCCAACTTTTGATGAATTAAAAAGACAATTAGCTCTTCCTGCGCCTAATAGGCAAATGGCACTCCCAGCGCCCACTAAACAAATTGGCTACGATAAAGCTGGCGCTAAAGCCGCAGAACGTAGTGGGCGTGCCGAGGGGCGGCAAGCAGAAATGTTAAAAGAAAATGCACGGCGTTCTGGCTTGCGCGAAGATGCCTCTGAGGAAACCCTTAAAGCTGTTCGTGGTGGTGACAAGTTTACAATGATGAAGCGCGGCGGCTCCGCCAAAGGCTACGCATCTGGAGGCTCAGTTTCAGCATCCAGCCGAGGTGATGGTATAGCTCAACGGGGTAAAACTCGCGGCAAAATGTGCTAAGGAATAAATCATGGATAATAATGACCAAACACCTCAAAGCGTAGCAGATGCCAAGATGCGCGCTGCTCAGGACAAGGCTTATATGAAGTCATTGCGTATGACTGAACCTTCTCCAGCTAAAAATCCCCGTGATATGGTGCGTGGACAACGTAGCTATGCTAAAGGCGGATCTGCTTCTTCACGCGCTGACGGTATTGCCCAGCAGGGTAAAACCCGTGGAAAGATGTGTTGATATGGCAACCGGGCCAAAGCAAGTAGTTCAGTCTTTGAAAAAAGCTGGGTTTTACAACGCAAGTAAACCCAAACGGCTTGGCATTATCAACAAAGTTACAACCAAGCCGCAGCGCATAGAAATGGTTGATAAGTTATTTTTAGCCAAAAAAACTAAAGGTAATACAAAATGAGAGCTTCACGTGGTATGGGGGCTATTTCCCCTTCTAAGATGCCCGGTGCTAAGAAAAAAGCACGTAGGGACGATACTGACTTTACGCAGTATGCCGAGGGCGGTAAGGTAAAGTCCAAGGTAAACGAAGCTGGCAACTACACCAAGCCTGAGCTACGCAAACGTATTTTCAACAGCGTTAAAGCTGCGGCAATTGTTGGCACGGGCGCTGGGCAATGGTCAGCCCGTAAAGCACAAGTAATGGCTAAACGCTATAAAGCCGCAGGCGGAGGGTACAGAGATTGAAAGCACCTCAGCAGTCCCTAAAAGCTTGGGGTGACCAGAAATGGCGTACCAAGTCGGGAAAGCCGTCGTCAAAAACAGGTGAGCGTTATCTTCCTGAAGCTGCTATAAAATCTTTGTCACCGGCTGAGTACGCAGCAACCACCAAAGCAAAACGCGCAGGCAAAGCAGCAGGAAAACAGTTTGTGGCGCAGCCCAAAACCATAGCAAAGAAAACAGCAGGTTTTAGATAATGGCTACTTCGGGATCGGCTACTTTTAACCTTGACTTGAGTGAAATAGTTGAGGAAGCATTTGAACGTGCTGGTTCTGAGTTACGCACGGGTTACGATTTGCGTACTGCGCGGCGTAGTCTTAACATCATGTTTGCTGATTGGGCAAACCGTGGTATAAACATGTGGACATTTGAGCAGGGGACTATTAACTTAGTTCCGGGGCTAAACACTTATCCCATTCCTACAGATACAGTAGACCTGTTAGAACATGTAATTCGTACTGGTTCCAATACCGCATCTACTCAGTCGGATTTAACCATTACTCGGATTAGTGTTAGTACCTACGCCACAATCCCCAACAAACTTCAGCAGGCCCGCCCAATTCAAATGTGGTTCCAACGACTTGATGGGCAGACTACAGCTTCAATTACTACACTGAGTGCCACTATTACAGCCACAGACACTACTATTTCTGTAGCGTCCGTTGTTAACTTGCCTGCTAATGGGTATATATTAATTGGCACTGAAACCATATATTACGGGTACATATCAGGGAATACCCTAAGTAGTGTTGCTCGTGGACAGAACAATACAACTGCCGCTGCACATACATCGGGCGATGCAGTAGCTATTCAGAATATTCCACGGGTAACTCTTTGGCCTACGCCGGACAACTCTACAACTTATCAATTTGTCTACTGGCGTATGCGCCGTATTGATGATGCTGGCGGCGGCGTGAACACAATGGATGTACCTTTTAGATTCTTGCCTTGTATGATTGCAGGACTGGCGTATTACATAGCCCAAAAGATACCGGGCGGCATGGATCGTCTACCAATTTTAAAAGCTCAATACGACGAGGCTTGGCAATTAGCCGCAGATGAAGACCGGGAAAAAGCAGCTATACGTTTTGTTCCCCGCCAAATGTTTATTGGGGGTTCGTAATGGGCAATAGGTTTGCCTCTGGTAAAAAGGCGATTGCAGAATGTGATCGTTGCGGACAACAATTTCTGCTAAAAAAGTTAAAAACAGAGATAATCAAACAGAAAAAATATGAACTGCTTGTTTGCCCTGAGTGTTGGGATCCTGACCAGCCGCAATTAATGCTTGGTACATTTCCAGTAGATGACCCGCAAGCACTGCGTAATCCAAGAAGAGACACAACGTATGTGACTTCGGGTAACAATGTAAACGGGTTTCCTGCTGGCGGTTCGCGGGATATTCAGTGGGGCTGGTCTCCGGTAGGCGGGGCAAGTCAGTTTGATGTAGCGTTAACTCCAAATTATTTGGTTGGGGTTACAAGTGTTGGTACGGTAACGGTTTCATAGGAGTCAATAATGGACACGAAAAAAGTAAAGCAAATTGCGGATACTGAGGCCAAGAAAATGGTCAAGGGTCACGAAAGCCGCATGCATGCTAAAGGCATGAAAAAAGGTGGCCCTACTACGGATGACCGTATGCGTGTAGGTCGTAACCTGTCTCGCGCAGCTAACCAGAAAACGGGGTAAATCATGGCCTACAGTATGAAAAAAATGGGTAAAGAAGTTGGCTCTGCCGCTGTCTATGCAAAACCGCATACGATGGACGGTAAGGCTATGAAGATTTCTACCAACCCCGGCAAAGACCCAAACCGCAGTAAGCTAGACACCTATGATGTTAGCGTCGGCGGCATTAGTAAATCTGCAGGTAATGAGTCCGTAAAAACTGACGGAATCAAAATTCGTGGTACTGGTGCGGCTACCAAAGGTGTTATGGCAAGAGGCCCGATGGCATGAACTACGCTGCGCTGGTAGTTGCAATAAGCGACTATACGGAGAACACCTTTCAAACGGTGGATGTAAACCTGTTTATTACACAGGCAGAGCAGCGCATCTACAACTCCATGCAGTTTCCGTCAATACGTAAAAACGTAACAGGAACAATTACTGCCAGCAATAAATATCTATCTTGTCCGGATGATTTTTTATCATCGTATTCCTTGGCTATTTTCTCCGGCTCTGGCCCGTACACTTTCTTACTTAATAAGGATGTGAACTTTATTCGTGAGGCATACCCTACGCCAACGGACACCGGAACACCAAAATACTATGCGTTGTTTGGCCCAACTACAACAGCAGGGCCACCGTCTTTACCAACAAATGAGTTAAGCTTTATCCTTGGCCCCACGCCGGATGCTACGTATTCCGCAGAGCTTCACTACTACTATTATCCTGAGTCAATTACTACAGTGGCTAGTGGTCAGACTTGGTTAGGTGATAACTTTGATACTGTACTGTTATATGGTGCTTTGGTAGAAGCATACACCTACATGAAGGGTGAGCAGGACATGATGGCTCTTTATAACCAGAAGTATATGGAAGCAATTGTTCTAGCCAAACGCTTGGCAGATGGCCTTGAGCGCCAAGATTCTTACCGTAGTGGTCAATTTAGACAGGCTGTGAAATGAGCATTGTCCAAACCCAGACTACTAGCTTCAAGAAGGAGTTGTACACGGCTGTCCACAATCTGTCCACGGACACGATCAAGATTGCTCTATACACAGGTAACGCAGATTTAAACGAAGACACTACCGTTTACAGCGCAACCAATGAA